GAATTGTAGTTTTGCTTCGTAATAGGAACACTCACCTTTTGTTCTACATAGTCTTAGAACGGTTCTCTGGAAGTCCTGACCCCCTTCTACGAGGGTTTTTACCTGTTCCGAGGAACCATAGTAGTCCCTCCAGTCAGACTGGACTCTGGTGCGTTTGCGTCTTTTTCTTGTTTTCGTGACAGGGAGTATCTTGGGTTTCCAGAAGAACTTCTTACCAATATACTTTTTACCAGTGCTCAACTCGGTCAAGCAATAGACGAATCCTTGGTATTCCTCCAAGAACTCTTCATCGGGTTCAAACTCTTTATCTTCGTATATCCACATGATTGTATATAGTCATTTGACATACCACACAACATATACAATTCTACTACCACTTGTTATCTCTTCAACACCGTGGAGTTCACTTGGATTATAAAAGACGGTTTCACCTTTCTTGGGTTTGAATGACTGATCATCAACTATACTTGCTCCACCCTCGTAATCATCGGACAGGAGTGTTATCGTAGTAATGTTCTCGTTGATGATCCTATCATCTATTATCTTTGCATCTTGATGAGGAACACAGAATGCCCCTATAGGATACTCGACAAAGTAGCATTCCTCTACTTCGGTGTTATGAATCTTTTTGGTGAAATGATTGTTTTTGGAATGGGGTGTTATAAAGACTTGTTTTAAGTTTTGATCTGATTGGACAGGTCTCATATCTGTAGAGTTGTAAATGTCGAGCAAACCATCTATCTCCTCTTCCGAGAAGATAGTTTTGATTTTCACATTGCCACCCCACACATAGGACAATACTGAGGTTCCTCTTCGGAATCTTTCACAAGAACCTCAGTTTCGGTTTCACATAGATGACATTCCAATGTATACGTCTGGTCATCTTCTTCCACTATGCGGCACAACCTTGTCCATCCAGTCCACATACTTCGGGTTCTTCGTCCCAACCCCAGTCACCTTCCATGCCATTGACCGAGTATTCCGTAACTCGTTTCTCAAAGAAGTTATCATGTGACGCACCATTCAGTACCCAGTCCAACCACGGTAGTGGATTGTCCTTTACACCAAACTTAGGTTTCATACCCAGTTGTAATAGTCTACGGTCTGCAATGTGTCGGATGTACTGTTTCACATCTGCCTCAGATAGACCTTCGATGTCACCAGACTTATATGCCAGTGTAATGAAACGATCTTCTAACTTGACCGCATTCTTTGCCATCTGGTAAATCTTAGACTTCAACTCATCGTTCACGATACGAGGATGTTCCTCACAGAACTCACGGAAGAGTTTTGCGTTGCCCTGTACATGGAGAGTCTCGTCTCGAATAGACCACTCAACGATAGTTCCCATTCCCTTCATCTTACCGAATCGTTGGAAGTTCAGTAGCATCACAAATGATGCGAACAGGGACATACCCTCGTTGAATACAGACTGTGCCAGTACAAGTGCCAGACCAGTGTGAGAGTTGATGTCACCCTCTTTCATAAAGTCGATCTTGTCTGCCATCTCTTTGTATTCAAGGAATGCGTGGTGCTCTTCATCTGGTAATCCCAGAGTATCATTCAATAGTGCGTATGCTCGTTGGTGTACTCCTTCACGATTCGCAAAGGATGACAACATATTACGAACCTCGTTGTTCTTGAACTTGGGGATCAACAGTTCGTGGTAGTTCTCTCCTACCTGTACATCGGACTGCGTAAACAGTCGTAATACCTGTGTGATGAACTCCTTCTCTTCACCAGATAATTTGGTTCTCCAGTCTTGGATATCTTCGGACAATTCTGCTTCATCCTCCACCCAATGAATCTCTTCGTGTTTGGTAGTTAGTTCCACTGCCCAAGGGTAGAGGAATGGTTTGTATGTTTTACTGAAATCTAATAGTGCCATGTTTTTCCTTATCCTTCGCAAGCACGACATTCATCGTCTTCACTTGCTTCTATTGGTTTGTTTAAATATTCCATTAAGTCTTCATACCCACCTACATACTCACCTTCAATATAGATTTGGGGAACTGTCTTAACATCTCGTCCTGTTACTTCTTTTGCAGTCTTGCCAATTTCTTTGAGGTCAACCTTATCAAATGGTATTCCTCTCAACTTCAGTTCTTCCATTGCCATTGAACAGAAAGGACAGTCTGCCTTACTATAGACTATACTACGCATATCACCCGCAAGTGCTACTCGTTCTACCTTCTCAGATACATTCTCTGCTCTTTGTTTTGCTTCGGTGCGTAGGTAATACAGACCTTTCAGTCCGTCTTTCCATGCTTTCAGATGCACCTTATTTACATACGACTTGTCTGCTCCAGAGGGGAAGAACAAGTTTACAGATTGACCCTGACAGATATATGGTTGTCTCTCTGCCGCATGGGTCACTACCCAGTTCATATCCAACTCTGCGGCAGTCCTAAAGATTGCCTTCTCTCCCTCAGTGAAGAATGGTAGATGTTGTACCGAACCTTTGTTGGTAATAATTGATGTCCAGTTGGACTCGTTGTTCTCACCCTTATCAGTCAGCAACTGGTCGAGGTATTTATTCTTCACAAGGAATGAACCCGCACGAGTACGATGTGTATATGCGTTTGCCTTCATCGGTTCGATAGAAGGACTTGTACTCAGAATAACACCAGATGATGCGTTGGGTGCGATTGCCATCAAGTGAGAGTTTCTTCGACCACTTCCCTCACCATCAGGATACTCACCTCGTTCTTCGGCAAGTAACTCTGTCTCCGCAATTGCTTCCTCGTTGATGTGTTGGAATACCGCACGATTGATCTCTCGTGCCGTTTCTGATTCCCATGCGACTCCATGTTTTTGTAACAAGGAATGGAAACCCATTGCTCCAAGACCGATACTTCTTTCTCGTGTCGCACTATACTTGGCACGAGAGATAGTGTCGGGTGCGTTGTCAATAAAGTATTCCAATACATTGTCAAGCATCCGTACAAGGTCTCTTACAATAGAGGTATCCTTCCACTCGTCATAGTATTCTAGATTGAGAGAAGATAGGCAACAAACGGCAGTGCGTTCTGCATCTGTGGGAAGATGTATTTCGTTACATAGATTTGAACCATGAATCTTTAATCCTTTGTCTTGTAGTTGTTGTGGTAATGCCGCATTTGCGGTATCAATGAAGTTTAGGTATGGTTCACCTGTACGGAATCGAGTCTCAAGGATTCGTTCCCATAACTTACGAGCATTGACAGTTTCTTTGACAGAATCGTCTTTAGGGTCTCGCAGATCGAACTCAGTACCGTTGGTGACACACTCCATGAACTCATCAGAGATATTGATTGCGTTGTGTAGGTTCAGTGCCTTTCGTTGCACATCACCAGTAGGTACACGCATATTCAGAAACTCGATGATGTCTGGATGACTCACATCCATGTATGCCGCATAGGAACCCTTACGAGTCTTACCCTGTCGGTATGCGATCATGTCTGCGTCTACGGTATGTAGAAACGGCATTGGGCCGGGAGCAATGTCACTCACCGTCCGAACATCAGACCAGTGACCACCTACACCCCCACCCATTACAGACAACCATCTCAACTCAGATGAGTGACCGATCAATCCTTCTAGGGTATCTGGTACATAGGTAAGGAAGCACGAGATTGGCATTCCTTTGTTCTTGGCATCGTGACCATTGGGTGCGTTGGATAGTACTGGTGACGCAAACATGAACCACTTGTTAGAGACATAGTCGTAGAGTCTTTGTGCTAACTCTTCGTCCATCTCATCACGGTATTTACTCCATGCTTTACTTGCTCTTGCGAAACCCTCTTGGGGACTTTTTTCATAATCATTTAGGTAGAAATCTTTTAACATTCCTACTGCGTATTCTGCGAGTAGGGAGTCTTTCTTCTTATCAATTTTGAGGGTCATAGTTTCTCTTTTCCATAGGTATATTTTTTCTGAGGGTAGTATTATATATACCCTTTCGTTTCTTCAATGCGACAATTATACCCCAATTAAGGGGTATAAGTCAAGAGATTTTTAATTTATTTTTTGGTGCGTTGCTTGTCTATCGCACGAGAACCAAACCAGAATGAGATGATTGCGGCAAAGATTGCCTTGGTGTCATCGTCCCACAATAGACCTAGTGATTCTGCGAGAGGAACACCACTTGCGAGTGCTTCCCTTAGAAGTGTAATCTCTATAGCAACAAAGAGACCAAAGAAACAGTATGTGATTACAGGACGAACGGACTTCTGTAGTCCCGCAATAATACCAGTACCTTGGTTGATTGAGATGTCGTGTTGAATCAGACGATCATGTTCTTTGTCAGAACCCATCTGTTCATACATTTTGATTTCATGGTCATAACCCTTCGCACGGAGTTCTGCCATCTTCTCCATCTTCTGGAGTTCGAACTTGTTGTTTGACTTTGTTTTAAAATGGTCTGTGATTGCGGGTACAACAGAACCCCCGAATCCTAACACACTACCTAATAATCCACTTAACATAACATTATTTACCTCGTTTAATTACATCTGGTTTTTCTTTCTTTTTCTTCTTGAGATGAACTGGCACAATCTTTTCTGGATTGTCTCCTGCTCCTGCAACTGAG